TCTGGCATTTAGCTGGATAGGGTTTGACGAATTGACCCAGTGGGCCACACCATACGCATGGAATTACATGCGGTCACGTCTACGGTCCACTGCACCAGACTTGCCTATCTTTATGAGGGCTACTACTAACCCCGGTGGACGGGGACATCAGTGGGTTAAGAAGATGTTCATTGACCCCGCACCGTATAATAGGACATTTGATGCAACCGACATTGAAACAGGAGAAGTACTCAAGTACCCAGCAGGACATAGCAAGGCTGGAAAGTCTCTATTCAAAAGACGGTTTATCCCAGCAAGACTTTCTGATAACCCGTACCTATCTGCGGCAGGAGACTATGAAGCCATGCTTCTCTCCCTTCCAGAGCAGCAGCGTAGGCAGCTTCTTGAAGGCGATTGGGACATCAAAGAAGGTGCGGCGTTCACTGAGTTTAATCGGGATGTTCATGTTGTGGAGCCTTTTCATATCCCTAACAACTGGGTCAAGTTTCGTGCATGTGACTATGGTTACGGCAGTTATTCTGGCGTTATTTGGTTTGCCGTTGCGCCTGATGAGCAATTGGTTGTATATAGAGAATTGTACGTCAGTAAAGTACTGGCAACAGACTTGGCAGATATGATACTGGATTTGGAAGCTGAAGATGGCAACATTAAGTATGGTGTTTTGGATAGCAGTCTTTGGCACAAGCGTGGCGATACTGGTCCTTCTCTTGCGGAGCAAATGATTAGTAAAGGCTGTCGTTGGAGACCTTCTGACAGAAGTCGTGGCAGCCGTGTAGCGGGTAAGAATGAAATACACCGCCGCCTACAGATAGATGAATTTACAGAGGAACCAAGACTTGTATTCTTTGATAGCTGTACAAATGTCATATCACAAATACCGTCCATCCCCTTGGACAAGAAAAATCCAGAAGACGTTGACACAAAGTCTGAGGACCATTTGTATGACGCACTCCGGTACGGTATTATGTCCCGACCCCGGTTCTCTATTTTTGACTACGACCCGCACGGGCGACCATCGACAGGTATGCCGGTAGCTGACTCTACGTTTGGATATTAAGGAAAACTTATGGACGAAGATGAAATCATGATCGAAGACGATGCTATTGCTTTAGAGGATACTAAGGATAGTGTAGTTGAAGACGCAGACGTATCTAATATTATTCCATTTGTAATGGAGCGATACCGTCGTGCAGAAGATTATAGGTATCAGGACGAAGAACGCTGGCTTCGTGCATACCGCAACTATCGTGGCTTGTACGGTCCTGATGTGCAGTTTACTGAGGCAGAAAAGTCCCGTGTGTTTATCAAGGTAACTAAGACAAAAACACTTGCCGCTTATGGTCAAATTGTTGACGTTCTTTTTGCTAACAATAAATTTCCTCTTTCTATTGAGCCTACAGAACTACCCGAAGGTGTAGTTTCTGATGTCCACTTTGATCCTAAAGAACCGCCACAACTACAGGGAGACACCAGTCTGTCCAGTCCTTATGGCTTTGCAGGAGATGGTCGTGACTTACCGCCGGGGGCTACAGCGACAACTTTGCTAGAACAACTTGGGCCGCTTGAGCAGAAACTAAGCGGTGTTGAGGAGAAACTAAAAGAAGGTCCGGGTAAAACTCCTACAGCTATTGAGTTTAGCCCTGCTATGATTGCTGCTAAGAAAATGCAGAAAAAGATACACGATCAACTAGAAGAATCGGGTGCCAATAAAAATCTGCGTAGTAGTTCTTTTGAGATGGCTTTGTTTGGCACAGGCATTATGAAAGGGCCGTTTGCCACAGATAAAGAGTATCCGAATTGGAATAATGCAGGTGAGTACGAACCTGTGTTTAAAACTGTACCAGAAGTTAATCATGTTTCTGTTTGGAATTTTTATCCCGATCCCGACGCAAACAGTATGGACGAAGCGCAGTTTATTGTTGAACGACATAAAATGTCTCGCACACAGTTGCGCAATCTTAAACGCCGCCCATACTTTAGAGAGCATGTAATTGACGAAGCCATTTCTTTTGGCGAAAGTTATGACAAGAAGTATTGGGAAGATGATCTGTCTGACTATGCACCAGAGCATGGCATTGATCGTTTTGAAGTGCTTGAGTATTGGGGTATGTGCGATACCGAAATGCTTGAAGAGAACGGTGTAGATATACCGGAAGAACTAAAAGACTTCGACGAACTGCAAGCAAACATTTGGATTTGTAACGGCAAACTTTTGCGTATGGTTATGAACCCGTTTAAGCCAGCTAAAATTCCGTATGTAGCTGCCCCATACGAACTTAACCCGTACAGCTTCTTTGGCGTAGGCATTGCAGAGAACATGGACGACACACAGACGCTGATGAATGGTTTCATGCGTATGGCTGTAGACAACGCTGTACTGTCGGGCAACTTGATTGTAGAAGTAGATGAGACTAATCTGGTGCCGGGACAAGACCTGTCACTGTATCCGGGCAAGGTATTCCGTCGTCAGGGTGGCGCACCCGGTCAGGCTATCTTTGGTACAAAGTTCCCGAATGTGTCTTCAGAAAACATGATGCTGTTTGATAAGGCACGACAACTATCTGATGAAAGCACAGGACTGCCATCTTTCTCACATGGACAGACGGGCATTACTGGTGTAGGACGCACAGCATCTGGCATTTCAATGCTTATGGGTGCCGCAAGCGGAAGCATCAAAACCGTAATCAAGAATGTGGATGATTACTTGCTTCGTCCTCTTGGCGAAGGTTTCTTTCGGTTTAATATGCAGTTCGACTTTGATCCCGAAATTAAAGGCGACCTAGAAGTAAAGGCACGTGGCACAGAAAGTCTTATGGCTAATGAAGTGCGTAGCCAACGTCTGATGCAATTCTTGGGCATAGCTAGTAATCCTGTACTAGCCCCCTTTGCAAAGTTTCAGTACGTGATTCGTGAGATTGCAAAGTCTCTTGATCTTGACCCCGATAAAGTAACCAACAATATGAGTGAAGCTGCTCTGCAGGCAGAGATGATGAAGCAGTTTCAAACCCCTCCAGAGGGGCCGGGTGCGCCTGCAGGTGCCGATCCTAATGACCCGACAGGGGCAGGCGGCGGTACTATAGGTACAGGACAGGCACCAACACCGGGTGAACAAGGATTTAGTGGAAATGCACAGCAACAACAAGGACCAAATACTCAGCCGCCTCAAGCCGGTGGTCAACAACAACCACCAATGGGAAGCGTTCAGTGATTACATTGAACTTGTAATTGAAACGCAAAGAAAAGCCTTAGAGCAATCTGACAATAACATACTAATGTACAGATCGCAGGGTGCTATTGCAGCATTGCGTAAACTAAAAACACTTAAGGAAGAAGTAAACAATGGCTAGTCGTCCAGTATCTAAACTAGAAACAGAATCTCAACTTGTAGATAAAGTTTTGGGTCAAATGAATGCTGTTAAGGCTAACGGCCAAGTAATGCAGGGTCTAGTAAATAGGCGCAGTAGAGAAAAAGACGTATTTCAAAACATTAAACCTGTATTTCCCGCACTTTCAGAAAATGCAGATTTAACTACGGCACAAAAATTTGCGGCACTAAACTTGCTGCTAGAAAGAGAATCTAGCGGTGGAGTAGATACTGGTCTTGAAACTATTGGCGATACGGTAGGTAGATATCACATTAAAAAAAGTAATGCAGAAACAATCGATCCTGCTATTGCCGACATGACTGCTGCTGAATATAAAACGTATATTAAAAATAACCCCGATAAAGAAGAAGCACTTGTAGCAAGTTTTATTGATACCGAAATTAATTCTATTATGAATACTAAAGGTATTGACACAACAAAATTAAGCCCTAATGAATATGCTGCTGTAGTTAGTAATCTGTATACATCTACAGATCAACCTAAACTGTTAGAAAATACCGCAACCTTAACTAATTTTAGGAGCAAGGCATTTCCTGAAAGGACTATAACAAATCCTAGTGATTTGCAAGGAGAGCCTGAGCAATTTATAGATCAGCCGGGGCCGATTGTAAATACTGGAGAAGGTGTTGACCCTCCAGAATTTGAAGATGAAAGAAAAGCAGGATTAAAAGACCTGCCGGTTATTGGTAGATTTTTCGCAGAGGGTGGAGTACCTATGAAGAAACAAATGGAAATGTTTGAAGACGGCGGCCTTATGGACGAAGGCGGCACGGTAGACCCTGTGGCGGGTAACGATGTGCCACCCGGCTCTACACAAGAAGAAGTGCGGGATGATATTCCAGCACAACTAAGTGAGGGTGAGTTTGTATTCCCTGCAGATGTAGTACGCTATATTGGTCTTGGTAATCTTATGAGCATGCGACAGGAAGCTAAACTTGGTCTGCAGGTAATGGATAAGATGGGCCAGATGGGCAATAGTGAAGAAGCCACTATGCCAGATAATCTACCTTTTGATATTAATGACCTTGACATGGCCGATGAACGAGAGTACAATGTAGGTGGTTTTGTTCCCGGTACACCACAACAGCAGCAGTACGGTATCGCCGGTTATCAACAGGCAATGACGCCAACAACAGGATTTATG